CCAGTACAGGAAGCCATTGATCCAGGTTCCTATCCAGTACGACTGGCACAGATCATTGACCTTGGCTTACAGAACCAACGTCCTTGGCAAGGAGAGGCTAAGCCTCCAGCTCATGAGATGATGCTTACCTATGAACTACTAGATGAATTCTGTCTAGATGAAGATGGTAAGCCTGATGAAGACAAGCCTCGCTGGTTGTCAGAAACAATACCACTACGTAGCCTAATGGCTGAGAAGGCTAAGTCTACACAACGCTACTACGCCCTAGACCCAAATGAGGACGCTGATGGTGACTTCACAGCTCTAGCTAGTGCTCCTGCTAATGCTTCCATTACACAGAATGCTGGTAAAGGGAAGAATGTAGGGAAAGTCTATAACAACATTCAGAGTCTAAGCCCTATGAGACCAAAGGATGCTGCTAAGGCTGAGCCTTTGAAGAAGGAGCCAAAGGTGTTTGTCTTAGACGACCCTGACTTGGAGGTGTTTAATAGTTTGCCTGACTGGTTGCAAGATAAGATAAAAGATAATCTTGAGTATAATGGGAGTGCATTACAGAAGGCTCTCGACGGTGACAAGCCAGCCAAAGCTGAGCCTGCTGATGATGCAACTGATGACGTAGACGGAGATGTAGAATGGTAGAGAAAGCTAAGATTAAAGTTGGAGACCCAATTATACTAATAGACTCCACTGGCTTTGAGGGTCAGGGGCTATATGATGGTATGAAAGGCTGGGCTAATAGTGTAGCTACAGTGGATCAAACTTACGTCTTCTTCATGCCACAAGATGGTAAGGAGATGTATGTGACACCAGCTAGTAGGGTGGAGGTTGATGAAGAAGCTAAGGCTGCTGGTCTTGAGCTTAATGAGAACACCATAGCTAAGGGGGACTAATGCTTTGCCTTATTGACGCAGACATATTAGTGTATGAGATAGCATCAAGTGGTCAGTTCATCAACGATGAAGGAGTCCTTGTTATCAGGGACTTCGAGTTTGTAGCTGAACTATTAGATCAGAAAATTAAAGAAATATGTGGGGAGTGTTGGTCTGACGAACCACCACTCTTGTTCTTAACTAACGACACTACGCTTAACAGGCTTAACAACAGACACAGGAAGACGCAAGGCTTAGAGCCTCTGGTGTATATACCAAACTTCCGCATTGATGTTGCTGAGGCTAAGCCCTATAAAGGTACGAGGAAGAGTGAGAAGCCCTTCCATCGTGATAACATTAGGGCTTACATGCTTAACAACTACGAGTGTGTAATTGCTAATGGCATGGAGGCTGACGATATGCTAGCCATCTACCAGACTAAGGCTGCCCCCAATACAACGATTATATGTACTAGGGACAAAGACTTACGGATGGTGGAGGGCATGCACTATGGTTGGCCTTGTGGGAAGCAACCACAGTATGGGCCTAAGCGTGTAGATAAACTTGGAGAACTAACTTATGTCAACAACAAACTCAAAGGAGAGGGTAGTAAATTTTTCTACAGTCAACTTATCACAGGAGACTCAGTTGATAACATTCCCGGTTTGCCTGGAGGTGGGCCTAAGCTCGCATTCGAGCTACTTGAAAGTAAAGACAGTGAGGGTGATATGTTCACAGCCGTTGCCGATAGGTATGCAAATAAGTTTGGAGATGATTGGCGAGGAAAGATGTTAGAGCAGGCTCATCTATTGTGGATGTGTACAGAACTTAATGAGGACGGGAGTCCTGTAATGTGGGAGATGCCAGATGGAGACAAGTGATCATGACTACCTATCGGAAGTCTTAGAAGCTATGCACTTATCAACAAGTGCCGAGGAGGTGGTAGATGGCTAGTGATATTGAAGGTAATGTTCTGACAGAAGGTGATCACGTGTACATCATGGCTGCGGCTAATGGTGGGAGTAGGAGTATGAGACTACTGTACGGGAAGGTGGTTGAGACGACACAGTCAAAGGTTAAGGTGATGGTATACGAGAACGGAGAGACCTATTCCAAGACTTCAGCTACAGTGGTGAAGCCCTATGGCTAGACCTTCTGGGGAAAAGACTAGGTGTAACGGCAGATGGACAGAAGCTAAGTGGAAGAGCTTCATTAAGAATCAACTTAGGTCAGCCACTAGGAAGTGGGCTCCTATATCAGACTGCTTGAAGGACGCTAGGGTGGAGAGGGGCTTATACTTATGTGCTGAGTGTAAAGAGCATGTACCTACAACAGTTAAGAATGGGGCTAGACGTACTAAGAATGTGTTAGTAGATCATATAGAGCCCATAGTTCCTGTCACTGGATGGGTCAGTTGGGACTCCTGCATAGAACGTATGTTCTGTGAGGTGGATAACCTACAACTTCTTTGTAAGGCTTGCCATGACATCAAGTCTAAAGAAGAGACAGGGGAACGTGCAATACATAGAGCAGCTGCTAAAGCTAAGGAAAACAAAGTATGACGTGTAACTTATATAAAGATGTAAGCCTCTTCAATGACATAGAAGATGTAGGGCATAGGGCTTGGAACAGACTTAACATTATTACTAACTTGAAGGATGATGGCAGACCACATGATGCACAAGCCTACTTGTCTAAGCTTAGTAATGCTGATAAAATGGGTATAGGCCTGCTGATTATGGCTATTAAGAAGAAGGGGCTGGAGACAGTGAAGCGTGAGCTTAATAAAGGGGAGGTCACTATATGAAAATATTAGTAATACCAGACACACAAGTGAAGGTGGGGACATCTACTGAGCACATAGAAGCTGCTGGTAACTACATGATTAAGCATAAGCCTAGTCATGTAGTGGTGATGGGAGACTGGTGGGACATGCCCTCCTTAAGCGTCTTTAATAGCAACAAGGAGGCTGAAGGTTTGAAGCTTAAGGCTGACTTAGAGGCTGGTGAGAATGCTATGCTAGACTTCATGGGACCCCTCATACGCTATAACATCAAGAGGAGACAGCAGAAGAAGAAGGTGTACAGGCCTAAGCTAACTTACATTGTAGGCAATCATGACCCTCAAGTACGTATACCAAGACTCATTGAGTCCAACCCAATACTTGAGGGGTTCTTAGAACAAACCACTGATACGTTCTTAACTAAGCTAGGGTTTGATGTAGTCCCCTACTTGGAGATAAAGAACATAGAGGGCATAAGGTTCTCCCACTACATACAGAATCCACACAGTGTCAAGGGAGCACCACTAGGAGGGGCCATTGATACTATGCTTAAGAATGCTGGACACAGTTTTGTAATGGGTCATCAGCAGACGTATAAGATGGGTAAGCACTACTTGTCTGATGGTACACAGAGGCTAGGTATTGTAGCTGGAGCCTTCTACGACCATGAGGAGAGCTACATGAGCCCCCAAGGTAATAGACATTGGAGAGGAATAGTGCAGCTTAATGAAGTGAAGGACGGGAGTGCTGATGTTTGTGAACTCTCCATTGACTACTTAAAACGTAAATATCTATGAGCTACTCTAATGACGCAGCTGGTATAGTCTTCCATGTAGATGGTGGGGTGAGTGTGAGGCTACTCCCAGAGCTGATTTGTGACGAAGACTACATGCTCCGGTGGATTGATGAAGCCTTGGAGGCTGTTGCCCGATTTGAACGTAACAATAGGAAATATTTATGAACGAGGAAGAGTTCTTAAAGCTGATAGACCCTGGCCGCACCAGTGCCAACATGGTCTTGCATGAGATGATGAAGGTGGTTTGGAGACTAGAAGAGAGGGTCGAAGAGTTGCAGTCAGTCGTGTCAATTACGAATGGTGGGGCTACCAGCCCTGCCCTAAGTGGGGGAAGCATATGAAAACTACTAAGAAGCATGAGCTATACAACATAGCACTACGAGACAAGAAGCTTATGCCAGTCATTGCCTATGGCAGTGCTGGTGTTGGTAAGACTTACGGTGCTGTAGGTGCTGCCATTGAGTGGCTTAAGAGGGGCAAGGAGCAGAAGATATTAGTTACACGACCTAATGTCTCCTTTGCTAAGGAGAGTGGTTTCCTTCCAGGAACTGAACGAGAGAAGATAGATCCTTGGGTTAGGCCCATACAGCAGAACTTTGAGTCTCATGGTGTAGATGTTGGTAAGCAGGATTGTATGGAGAAGAAGGGCAAGCTAACCTATATGCCTCTTGAATTCATACAAGGCCTAACCTTTGACAACACCTTCATCATTGTAGATGAGTGTCAGAACATGAGCTTCCAGCAGTTGAAGGTGTTTCTAACACGTACAGGTAAGTGGAGTAAGGTTGTGTTGTGTGGGGATGTAGCCCAGGTTAGTCCCAAGTTTGCAAACTCAGGCTTAGCTGAGCTTATAGCAATGATTAACTACTGTAACATGTCTGTTCACACCATTGAGTTTGGTAAGGATGACATACTACGTAGTGATCAGTGTAAGGCTTGGATAGAAGCGTTTGAGCAATGGGAGTTGGCAGCATGAGTGCAGAGAATTTAACAGTAAAAGAGCTAGACAAGTTTAAAGACCGACTAATCAAGGTTACTTGTAATGGGGAGATAACTTATAGCATCAGAAAGTCTGAGTACCAAGTGTGGAACGAGGGTTATTGTGAGGTTCTTGTTAGAGCTAAGACCCTGGGGACAGCCCTGTCAGCGTATCAAGCATATTGCAGGGAGTTGGCAGCATGAGCTATGCATTTGAGACAACACTGTTCGGACTGACAGTGGAAGTGGAGGGGGTGTTTGATATTGGGGAGCCTGAGTCTATTGACTCTCCGAGCATAGCCCCTTCCTTCGAGATAGAGAGTGTTACTCACAAAGGCTGTGAGCTGGAGGACTTGCCAGAC